TACCAAGTCGCTACGCCTCACCATTATCAGACGGCGAAACATAAAGCCACAGTGTGGGCATCTATCTTGGGTAGTTTGCGGAAACGGCATACTAATTATTTCTAGCGTTTCGTCTACCCATTTATACCAGTCCATGTCTTCTTCAATGTGCATACAATCCTCCTATTCGGTGTTCCGGCAAACTCTGTTTTATCTTCAATTTTTATTAGGAACATCCGGTAACGGCATCCAGTGAGTAGGTGCTGTTTCCAGCTCCCAATGGTATTCTTCGTACTCATTCCACTCATACCAGCCTTCAGGCCAGTACGTCTTGCCGGTTGTTTCGTCGTAGTCGATGCCATCTTCATCATTCCCCCATCCCCAATTTTCCTCGTCGAGCTCATGCTTTGCTGCGTAAGCGGCACGCAGCACTTTCTTGCCACATGCCACAAGCACAGGCTTTCCGCTCTCAGGCAATATGTCGGTTACTGGTGTCCATTTGCAAAGCATACGTAGCCGATTTATTTCTTCCATCAATTCATCGTGTGTCACGCGCCGGCCGTCATCGTGCCGAATTGCCCAGCACGGTAATGATCTGTCGTTTGCTTCTGGATGTTCATTACAATTTGCCAAGTGCATATTCCCTCCAGTTAAACTCCATCAGTTAAGCCACGGGCCTGCTTTCCGCCATCATGCGAGCGCCTACTTTTGCAACAGAGTTGCGTAGTACCGATCGCACCAGTTCAACCGCTGCGTCTATATCGGCATCGCTGATCTGAATCTTGCTGATGCCGTTCCGATCTTTGTCAAAAACCCGGAATCCTCTTGCCAGCACTTCGCGTGTGTCGTTAGCTCGTGTTTTCCCGCTATCAACCTGCCGAACCAGCGACTGCGCTGATTTTGACATCGCATCAAAATCAAGAGAACACATCGCGCGGTATTGATGCAGAACAAAGTCTGCATTTCCGCCGTTCATGATAGTGATGCATGCCGCTAGTTTCATTGGCGCAGTCGCGTAGTATTTCCGCTTCGATCCACAGAACTCTATCAAAGATCGCGCTGCGTCTCCGAATCCTGCGTCAATAATCGGGCGCATTTGGTCTATTGTTGGTTTTGTCGTGCCAAGTGCGTACTGGCATCCAAGCCGCAGCACATCGGCAACTGCGCGGTCTTCGTCCAGTCGGTCGGCGTATGTGCGCACCATGCCAGTGTCGGTAACTTCATAGGCATCTGTTCTCATGCCAAAAACAACCACAGACTGAAACGAAACACCTGATTGAATGCAGGCGTTCAGCCTGTGGTGAGCATCGCGCAGCCTACCGAACACATCGAAACCAATGCCCTGGCTCGTGACACGCCACTCTCCGCGCTTCATCGCGGCAGCGAGCATGTCAACGTACCATCCGCGCAAGCGTCTATTTCCTGGGCTGGTTTCTAGCATTTCTTTAGCCACATCTGGGGTTATGTCCATCACAGTGGCTTCCTCTTTCGATCTTGCAAATTTCAAATCCATCATTGTCTCCAGGTTAAAAAACCTTTGTTGGGCTCCATCAGAATTGTCTTGGAAACGTCCGGCGCGTCATTATCCGGTTGTATTCGTCCACCTCGGCCCGTCCTACGAACAATGGGCGCATGTACTCCTGTCTTTTGGGTACATGGTTATTTCCTCAATTATTAATGCTTCAATTCCGACACCGTGATGCCGACACCGTGACTTTGTTAAACCATCGCCGGATAACGTAGCTCCTAACCAGCGAAACAACAGTGAACCACGCACCGATAGCAATATTGTCCGATAGTGGTATGTTAATTCCGTACATCGGGAAGATTACCAATTGAGAAACCAGCGCCACGGTGTATCCGATTAAGATATTTGTCGCCGACTCAATAAGGCTATGTGTTTTTGTTTGGCTCATGCGAACAAGTCTCCTGTATCTTTCATCGCCGCCTGCACATTCAGCACCATCTGCTTGTAGTAACTGTCCTTTAATTCAATTGCGATGGCCTTTCTTTTCATGCGTAGAGCAGTTACAGGCTCGGAACCAATCCCGCCGAATGGTGAAAAAACCACATCGCCAGGATTCGTCCATAGTTTTATGCCGCGCTCGATGACTTGGAGTTGCAAAGGACATATATGACGCTCATCTTCATTGTCCCTTGCGCTGCGATACTGGAGAGTTTCGCTTGGGTTAATATCCATCCATACCGGGCTGGCGAGTTGCTGCCATTCCTGAACCGGCAATACGTTTAAACTCTGAGTAGAGTAATCCTTCCCTTCTTTCGCGCAGACTTCAGACAGTTCTGCTTCGTCTCTGTAGTGTCGCACCCTATCGACGATTTCCCCCGGCGCGCGCATCGTCACCAGATAGTCAGGGATACCCTGACGGCTCATGGTTGAGTTGCCCCTAATCGTCTTGTGCAGTAAACCTAGCGCTTTGGTGCGCTGCATCGCCGTCACCGGATCTTTCCATATGCATACCTCACTGGCGTAAATAAAGCCGTGACGCTGAAATGCGCGAATCAGATCGCCGCGAAAGTCTTTCAGGCCGATGTAGCCATCGCGCTCCTTGCTGGTGGGCATAAGCATGCAGTGGAAGCTGACGTTGTGACCCGGCTTCATTACCCGGCGTAATTCCTGAATGATGAAGTCGAAATGCGCGAAGAATTCTTCATCTGATCTCGAATTTCCGAGATCGCGGGTAGAATTTGAATAGGTGTAAAGCGATGCGAACGGTGGCGAGAATATTGAATAATCCACGCTTGAATCCGGCAATCCTTTCATTACCTCACACGAATCTCCGTGATAAAGCGCATAGTCTTCTGTTACTGTTTGATTGATGACATTCATGATGCAATCCTCAGAAAATTAGGAACCGCAATTTGCGCGGATGTGTTGTAATCGTTTGTCTCGCGTTTGAACCCCAGAACATTCTCTTTGATAGCTTCGATCGTTTCTGCCGAAAGCGCCTCAGACATGGCGCGAGCGTCTTTCTCCTTGCGCTCCAAGTTTTTTACCACAGCACCCTCCTGCTCGGATGCGAAGATATGGACATTTACTGCATTCTTCTGTCCAAAACGCCATGATCTTCTGACCGCTTGATAATATGCCTCATAGGAATCCGTCACCCCGACGAATGCCATATTGCAACAGTGCTGCCAGTTCAATCCGAAACCGGCGATGCTTGGCTTGGTGATTAGCACGCGAATCTTGCCATGCGCGAAATCAATCAGGCGCTTTTCTTTCGCGTCAGAATCGTCCGCCCCACGGATTTCCACGGCATCAGGAATGGCAGATCGTAATGCGTCTCCCTCCGCATTCAGATCACACCAGACGATCCACGGTGCCTTATCTGCGTTTACGATCTCGGCGCAGGCGTTAACGCGCTGAGATAGGCTTTTACGTCTGGCTTCTCTGCGCTCCATCAGCGTTTGCGCCTCAGTTGCGAACAGATGACCATCCAGAAGTTTGCCATCGCTTCTTACGGTGTGCTGGTGTACATAGAGAGGCGGAAGATCATAAGCAGTTGCATCAAAACCAAGATCAGATGGAGTACGTACAAGCGCGCCCCACGATGCAACCCATCGCCAGAATTCTTTGCGAGCATGTCCCTTCAGTCTCCACTCCGAGGTGTCGCCTCCATCATGGACGAAGAATTCCGCAAGCATTTCTGTTGCGGATCGCACACCAAGAAATTCTGCATGCGTTCCAAGTTCAGTCCAATCATTCGGCGCAGGCGTGGCTGTGCATGGCAGCTTGTATGGCGTGTTTCTGAACATTTCCAGCATGGTTGCAAAAGTCTTGCCGGTTTGATGCTTGATTATGCTGGACTCATCAGGAATGACGATGCCGAACCTGTCAGGATCAATCAAATGCAATCTGTCATAGTTGATGATGTTAATGCCATCCCGCACATCACTATCATCACGGCAATGGTTAATGGAGACGCCCATTGCTTCGCCTTCTTCGACTGTCTGGGCGGCAACAGCCAATGGTGCAAGAATAAGCGCATTGCGCCCAATCGTTTTATGCAACGTATCGGCGAAACTGATCTCCATGCGCGTCTTTCCTAGTCCGGTGTCTGCAAATATTGCGGCCCGGCCACGGCGAAGCGCCCATTTGACCATCGCACGTTGATGCGGAAACAATCCATCATGTATAGGTTCAACATCAATGCCTGATTGGATGTGCATTGATGTTTTTCCTTTCAGAAAATCGTCATAGTTACTCATTTTATTTCCAGCCTGTCTTTCTTCTCGATATGCGCACCTGGCACCGAGAATCCATCCTTTATCGCCTTCTTGATGAGCATTTTTTCCGGTTCATAACTGGCCGGTATTTCTCGCTTGTAATCCATCGGGATCGCCGATTCGTCGTCAATCACAACCGACTCATCGCGCCCGATATACAGCCTCGCAATAAACGATCCATCGTTTGCTTTAATCTCACTGATACCACATCGCGCCATGTTATGTTTCAGGTATTCCTTTAGCCTGTCGCGCTTGTTCTCAATTGCTTTGCGCCTGGCGGAAATACGCTTTTCTGCCGATTTCATCGCCTCTATTTCGGCATCCAGGTTGAGGCAGAAAGCGGTGACGGCTTTCCCCTTCTCTACCAACTCTCCTTCTAGCCCTTCAAGAGTATCGTCAATTGTATCGTTGTCGAGATCGGAGTCTGCAAGCGCGTAGAATGCCTGAGTGTACTTGTCTGCTATGTCGTACAGAGTGATGCTCATTAGTCGGATTCCTGTTCAAATTGTTCGGCGGCCACCATGTCAGCAACGAAAGGATCGACTTCTTGTTGCTTTTCAAGGGAGCGTATGCGGCCTTCCAGCGCCTTGGTTAGGCGATAGCCGCTAGATACCTTTGCGACGATCTTGTCAGCCGTCGTGCGGCCCGAATTGATGGCTTCCTGCCATGCTGGTAAATTCTTTACCAGTTGCGCTTCTGTATATATTGGAAGTCCATTCGGATTTTCATTGTTAGGTTGTCTTGTAGTCGCCTTTGCGCCTACATCCACGTCATCGTCATCCGTGGCTACGTGTAAATCGCCCTTGTGCCACAAATCCAGTGCTGCCCCAAACCGCATTGCGGCGTTCCGAAGTGCATCCCCAATACGCTCCTTCATAGCGTCACCACCTGTCTTCCCTTGGGCATCTCCGTATCCTAGCCGCGTCACCCCGCAGACTGTGAGGCGTATCCATAGCCCTCCATCTTTATCAATGACGGGCAACCCATCACTCCCAATTGCTAATGGCTCCCACGTCCAGTATGGGTCTGCGTCGAGCAGACGGTCTGTCAGCGCCGCGTGTCCTACGTAGTCAAGGTGCACAACTTTTGGATGGTGCCACCCACCGCAAATTTCACATCTAACTCCCGACTTGAAATTAGCCCTTACTTCATCAGTCTGTGCTTTAGTTGGCTTCGGCAGACGGCTGATCTGATTCGGCGGGAACGGAGCACGAAGTAGCGCCAGCCCTTCCGGTTTTGTTTGTTCTTTTGTTTCCATTTTCCCATTCTCCAATCTGATGTTTTCCAATCTGTTCCCACCATGCTAACGCGCTATCGTCGCGCCGATCTTCTTGATCGTCCATGATTCGCCTCACATACTGCTGGTTATCGGTTCACAGAACGTTACCGTTCTATCGTCTCCCACGATTGGGCGTTTGTTCAGGCAGGCCACAAGAGCTTGTTCTGCTACATCTGCTCGATGCACTGCGCGAGCAGCAGCGTCAGCGGTAGATGCGTATTTGTCTACCAAGTAGACAATCTCCAGCGCCGAGCAGATAAGCGCCACTAAAACAGCACCGAGTATCCAATCTTCCAATTTGTTTTTCATGCTAGTCTCCATACTCAAATCCGGATACCCCATTTCTTGATCGCCATTTCAATATTGCGCCATACGTTCTCTGCGTCGCTTTCATTGGTGTTGCGTTCACGATCCTTGGCGTGGCGCTCGCGCTCCTTGGCATTGCGGATGATCGCCGCGCACTTAAACGAGCACGCGGTTTTTTTGGCATAACTCGGCCAACTCTCGCTCGGCCGCCGCTTTATCGTGTTCCCGCAAATCGGGCAGGAACGCAATTTGTTTTCATTTGGTTTCACTTCTGCTCCTTTGTTGTAGTTGCCGGTGGCCTTGGTGGAGTAGAAGAACCAATCCACCGGCTGCCGGGTTTTCACCCACTTATCCGGCATTGGGTTATTCGGCTCCTTCGAAGGCCATCCCTAGAATGTGCTTCTTCCACTTAGCCCAGAACTCTGGTGCGCGTGATTCCATTTTTGCAATATCAGCATCACTGAAATTAAGCCATTCCTGCTTGGTGTGAATCTGGCAACCGATTCTTATGTGTGTTTCGAAGATGTAAACCGGCCAAGTAAGCCCATGAATTATTAGCGGATTATCCCCTATTTCAACGTCCGTGCCGTAAGTCGCCCCATCCGTGTTCGCCAGGCGAAAGTTAGCCCCATTCAAATCCGTACAATTAAAGTTCGCATTTTCCGCGTTCGCCTTTTCCAAACGCGCACCATCCAATGTCGCCCCATCCATGTTCGCATGGATGAGTTTTGCCATGTATAAATTGGCCCCTGTGAGGTTAGCCCATGATAGGTCAACACCTGATAGGTCGGCACCAGACAGGTCGGCACCTGTTAAGTTAGCCCACGATATGTTAGAACCAGAAAATAATGCACGTGGCAACCTCGCACCTGCTAACTTCGCTTGGTATAACCAAGCATTCGATAAATCCGCGCCGTAAAAGTGGGCCCCAGCTCTAACTCCAGCTTCGAGAGTTGCTTTGACGCTGTTGTTTTCTTGATCGTGCGCGTATAGCACCCTACTTCCGAATCTGCTTCTAATTTCAATCCTCAATTTATTCTCCTTATTCCAGCGCCCGTCTCTCCGGGCTGTCACGAATCTTTCGGCCATCGTTGCGGTGCTTTTTTACCCGCATCTGCCCGTCTCGCGGGGTGCTGGGCGGAATCCACACAATCCGATTTACTGCGTTGTTCCCCGTCTCTCCGGCATCGTCACGACTTATGAGGAAAGCCGTTACCCTTGCAACCTTTCGCGCTTTGTCGCCTGTCGGACTGGCTACCCGTGGGCTGTTGCCGATAATCTGGCTAATTTCCGGTAGTGCGCTTTGTTCGGTAGCCGCTATTTTGTTTGCGGCATGGGGTACATTAAACACTATGTTCATATTCAAGTCAATACCCTGCATTGAAAAACAATATTGACTTTCACAAACAGGCCGTTTATTATTCTCGCATGAAAGAACAAATTAGAAAAGACGCAGAAACAATTGATCGCCTTGGTGGATCAACAAAGGTATCTCGCATGCTTGGTTTCCCAAAGGAGATCGGGACACAGAGAGTCAATAACTGGAAAAGACGCGGAATCCCAGCCCGTATTAAGCTGGATTTCCCAAAAATCTTCCTAGCGAAGGCCAGGAAATCCAAGTGATGCACTATCAAATACACGAGCTTGCAGACATATTCCCGCGTATGCCTGGTGAAGAATTCGCGGCGCTCAAGACAGACATAAAGACTAACGGTTTGCTTGAACCGATATGGCTGTACGAAGGCAAAGTGTTGGACGGCAGGCATCGGTACTTCGCCTGCCAGGAAACGGGCGTAACGCCCGTTTTCCGCGAGTATACGGGATCAGACCCGCGTGGGTTTGTTGTGTCGATGAACCTTAAACGACGTCACCTGGACGCAACACAACGGAGTGCCATTGCCGCTGAGTTGGCGAATATGCCGCCGGGTAGGAATTGGGATAACTGTGCAAATTTGCATAATAAGAATCCGCAAATATCGCAAACCGAAGCCGCAAATCTGCTGAACGTATCAAGAAGGGCTGTTGCTACAGCGGCGAAAGTCAAAGAAGAATCGCCAGATATATTCTCGGCAATGAAGTCTGGAGACATATCTGCGCATCTTGCCGCCCAGGTAGTCGGCCTTCCTGATGACGAAAGGGAGATAGTAGAATCTGCTCCGGTCGAAGAAATGAGGGCAGTCGCAAAGGAGGTTGTACGTGCCCATGTTGCCAACAATTCAGGCAACAACGAATGGTACACGCCACAACGCTATGTTGATCTGGCGCGCGCAGTCATGGGTGGAATTGACACCGACCCAGCAACATCAGAAATCGCAAACCGAACAGTAAAAGCAGAATTGATTTATACGGCAGAAGAAGATGGCAGGAAGCAGAAGTGGCGCGGACGAGTTTGGATGAATCCTCCTTATGCGCAACCGCTCATCACCGACTTTGCGGAGGCGGTTTCGAGCAAGTACGAATCAGGAGAGATAGATCAGGCTTGCATTCTGGTTAATAACGCAACGGAAACGCAGTGGTTTCAGCGCATGTTATCTGCGGCATCCGCAGTTTGTTTTCCAAAATCCCGGATCAGGTTTCTCGACCCGGATGGCAATCCCGGTGCTCCATTGCAGGGCCAGGCAATCATTTACATGGGAAATAATGTTTCCGCTTTCAAAGAGTCATTCGAGACAGAAGGGAAGGTTCTCGTCAATGGTTGATAGGGGCGTAATTAAAAATCGAGCACTTAAAAACCAGGTTGCCGATATGAGCGGACTCCGGTGGGGTAATATCACACCAACCGACATAGACGCATTTCTGGATTTCGGCGACAAGCTGTTTATTTTGGTTGAGGGAAAGTTTGGAGGCGCGGATGTCCAACATGGGCAGATGCTGGCAATTCAAAGACTTTGTGACGCAACACACTTCCCGCCGAGGCGTTATTCATACGCGATTATCGCAGATCACTATACGCCCGATGGAAATGACATTGATTTTGCAAACATGATCGTCAGAACAGTTCGGTTCAATGGAAAATGGGTTACACCAAAAAAAGCCGATTTAACACTTCTCCGCGCAATCGAGAAAATCAAGGCTTACGTTGATAACAAAACACGTCTGAGGGTTGCAAAATGAGCATCGAAGCACTTTCATGGGCTTTTAATCTAGAACTCCCAAGCCCTGGCGCGAAACTCACGTTGTTAGCTCTTGCTAACTACTCAAATGAATCAGGAGAGGCTTACCCAAGCCAGAAGGCAATGGCTATCAAAACATGCCTATGCGAGCGCGCAATTCGCACCCATCTTGCAACACTTGAGAGTTTTGGAATTATCTCAAGAGTTTCTCGTAAAAGAGTAAATGGATCATTCACCACCGACCTTTTTAAGCTGAATATTGGGGCTGTTCCCAGCGGCAAAATCTGCCAGCGGCAGAATCTGCCAGCGGCAGAATCTGCCAAAACCCAGCGGCAGATTTTTCCAAACCCAGCGGCAGAATCTGCCGGACATGAATCACCACTAACTACAACCGTCACTTTAACCACAACCGTCACTAAGAAAGATCAAAAACACTGTGCAATCGCTTCGCGCTTGCCAGCAGATTGGGAACCGTCCGACGACGATATTGCATTTTGCAAAACGAAACGCCCGGACTTGAACGTCAGGGACATTGCTGACGAATTCCGCGATTATTGGGTTTCCGTCCCCGGCGCGAAGGGAAGAAAGCAGGATTGGCCTGCGACTTGGAGGAATTGGGTGCGACGACAAACCGCGCGCGCTTATCCTGCGAAACAGGAAAAGTTCGACCCAACTGAGTTTGTAAACAGGGGCAGGAAATCAACCGGCGGAGGAAATGATGGATTTATCAACGGGGAGGCGCGGCGTGTGGCTTGAAGTCCATGCAGGACTTGGAATCAGCCTCATGGATCACCTCTACAACCGCATGGAGGGTATGTATCCGCAGCGCTGGAAAGCGAACTTCCCGAGCGCAACCAGTATCCAGAACTGGCGCGAATCATGGGCCGAGGCATTCGAGGATGAGCACATCACGCCGCAAGACATTGCGGAAGGACTCAAGGCTTGCAGGAAAAGATACGATTGGCCTCCAAGCCTTCCTGAATTCATCAAGGCATGCAAGCCGCCTGTTGACTACGAAACCTTGTTTGCTGGCGCGGCTGTAAGCGTCTCAACGGGTAAGTGGGGAAACAAGCTGGCTTATTGGGCTACGCAATATGTCGGATCGTTCGATGTGCGAAACGAGCCGTATGCGAAGATGAAAACCCGATGGACGAAGGCGATTGACGAATTGCTGGAAGATGGCGAATTGCCTGAAATACCTCCTAGCCGAGAGGCATTACCGGCCCCAGGGAAACAATCAATCAGCAAGGAAGATGCTGCAATGCGTGTGAAGGAGTTGGGCCTCAATCCAAAACGGAAAGAACCGAAAGCATGGGCAAGGAATATTCTTGAATCGCCATCAGTGTACCCTGCAATCTCGATAGCGTTCGCAAAACAAGCATTGGGGGTATCCGCATAATGGCCGCATCAGGTGATGAACTACAAAACTATGCGAACCTTGTCGTTCAGGTGCTGGTTCAGGCAATCGAAGATTACGAGAAATTCAGCAATGCAAAGAAACGCAGCACAGAACATAATCTGTGGTCTGATGCCGCCTTGTGGATAAATTGCGACGATGATGATCCGTGGTCGTTCAGGTGGTGTTGCGAGGTAGCAGGGTATGACTACCAGGCAATCCGTAACGGCATAAACAGCCGAGATAGAAAGAGTCCGATCACATCTGGATTTAACAATTTGCGTAATGTGCCAAGAGTAAGGGACATTTACTGAGCATGCACGAAGCCATTATCCACGATCCGGCTTGCGAGGTAATAACCGCATCAGAGTGGGCGAGCGCAGCATTCCGCAGGGTATGGTATGCCGCTACCGCAGCACTGGATGATGGCCTGGCCGGTGAATTGACTTGGACGCCGAAGAAGCGCACCAGAAGCCTTGAGGCAAATTCATGTATGTGGGCGCACCTTACAGATTTGTCACGACAAGTTAACTGGTACGGGCAGAAGCTATCGCCGGACGAATGGAAGGAAGTAATTAGCGCCGGGCTAAGAAATCAGCGCGTCGTCCCTGGAATTGATGGCGGATTCGTATCAATAGGCGTGAGAACAAGCAAGATGAGCGTCAAGGAAATGTCGGCAATGATCGAGCTATGCGTAGCTTTTGGTGCACAGCATGGGGTGAGATTTACGGCACCGGAATGGAGTAACGAGTAATGGGTGACAAGGCTTCGGTTGTTGTCACGCCGAAGAAGGTTGAAATTGCCGCACGGCTTCGCAGGCTGGCCATGAAATGGACGACATTGCCGTAGAGATGGTTTACTACGGCGGATTTTCGGAATGGGCGCAGCATAGCAGAGAGATCGCGGGAGCCGGAACGATTGCAAGGCAATGGGCAGGCGAGATTGAGGAGGAGAACGCATGAACAACATTGACAAAGACGCGCTTGAAGTTTTGCGTAATTTCAACAAGTGGCGGCGTGGTGAAGAAATCGCGCAACCATCCCAGCGCGAAATCGGCCTGGCGATCTATGCCGTGATTGACGAGCCGGAAATGTTAAGGCGCGGCGAGTGCTGCGGATTGCGCCGAGACGCGGGAAAGACAGAGACAAAATCTTGAGGCATAAAAAATGCTCAGTCTGCCGCGCCCCATTCCAGCCAGTCAGGCCATTGCAATCAGTGTGCGGTTTACAGTGCGCCGTTATAGCAGCGGAAACCGCCAAAGCGAAGCAGATTCGCAAAGAACGCAGAGCGGCAAAACAGAAGCTTAAAAGCCGCGCGGATTGGCTTAAAGAAGCCCAGGCAGCTTTCAATCGTTACATTCGATTGCGCGATTACGACAAGCCTTGCATATCATGCGGCAGGCAACATCAGGGACAATGGCACGCAGGACACTATCGCAGCGTAGGAGCATGTCCCGAGCTAAGGTTCAATGAGGAAAACGTACATAAGCAGTGTGCGCCGTGCAACGATCACCTCAGCGGGAATATTGTCGAGTACCGGAGAGGACTGATTGATCGAATCGGAATTGATCGAGTAGCATGGCTGGAAGGCAATCATGCGGCAAAGAAATACACCATCGAGGAAATCAAGGCCATCAAAGCGGAATACACGCGCAAAGCGAAGGATGTGCGCGCGCAAGGTGAATGAGCAAAAAGTTTCTTGCAAGTTGTATGATTTCGCGCTACTACAAACATCTAATAGGAATCCAGAAGCATGGCAGAAAAAAAACGAGGTGGCCCGGGCCGTGGGCAGGGCCGTAAGCCGATAAAAAATGGAGAGCAGACTGTAACGCTTTCCCTGCGAGTTACGGCGGCGCAGCGTGATAAGTTGCGCCGCTTGGGCGGTGCTCGCTGGGTGAGGGATCGGATAGACTGCGCAAGCGATGTGCCAGTCGATGAGCACCATGATAGAGAAGAACAAGGGAGGTAATGCAATGATGGACGAAGATGCATTGAAGCGAATTTTCTTCCAATCCTGTGCTGCCGAACCTTCGGCAGAAGGATGGCCTGATTTTGTAAAGTTTGGGCGATCCGTTGCTGCTGCCGCACTTGAAGATGCAGCAACGTTGATTGAGCTTGAATACGCGCCAGACAAACATGCTCATGACAGGCTGAAGCAAATTGCGCGTCATGTGCGAAGCATGGCGGCGCAAAACGATCCAGGATGCACAAGTGGAAGAGGAAATGGGCATGGCATATAAACTACACATCTATGCGCAGCAACAATCGCACGACGATGCATATATTGCCGGAACGCGCGATATGCTGGAGGCTTTGAGGGACGCGATAACGGTATCAATTGATACGGGGATCGGGAAACTGCTAGCCTTCAGCAACGACGGAGAGGGTTACGACGTGCACGTGCTATGCGTGACAGACGATCAAGCCGCGAAACTGGCCGTGCCATACACGGATGACATAGCCAGTGAACACGGGGACGCGTTATGGCCGTGGAATAAATCACTGATGTCATAATCTTTCCGTCTATCTGCCGGAAAACACGGGCCGGTAGCTCAAAGAGTCCTGACTAATAATTTGGAGGACGCAGGTTCGAATCCTGCACGGCCCACCATAATATTTATCATGCAAAAAGGGATTAGAAAATGCGCGGACGAATAAAAGTAGGTGTTTTAATCACCCAGGATCATGCAACAGGCCGCTGGCCAGCAACAAGGAGCGGTGCGGATATTGACAAGGATATGGAATTTGAATGCGAATGGAATGGATCGTTCTGGGAGTGTATCGCAGATGGCTATGGGATGTTTGGTGATGCCCGAGAGTACGGAAACGGAAGTATTTTCGTGCATGATAAAGAAGGCGTGATTGCATCTTCTGACGCAGAATAGACAACAGATCGGAGCAAAATCTGATGACAATCGACGAAGCGATAGCACACGCAGAAGCGCAGGCTTACAAGTGCCGCGGTACGGACTGCGGCAATGAACATGCGGAGCTTGCGCGATGGCTGCGCGAACTGAGAACGCGTCGAGAAACCGGCGTGGAGGCTGAAAAGAAAACGCTAAAGCAGATCGCAGACATTGCGCACTGCGGCGGCCTGGCAGGCCTGTCAGAGGC